AAACGTCTGTTATCCATTTGTCTACCAATATCTGATTCAGCAGCACGTTGCGCCCTACCAAAGCCCGTATCGCGTAATTGAGCAGATGTTCTTGCCATAGCATCTGCAAAAGGTATTTGTGACTCACCTTCCAATATCGCAGATCGAGAACCGCCAAATGCGTTTGCACCGATTGCTCTATCTTGAGAAGCACCTCTAGCAATATCCGCTTGTCGCTGAATATCTTGCATGGATTGTTCTATAACTTGAGAAGTGTATGGGCTTTGGTAAGCATTGATATCCGCACCGAGTAAAGTAGGTGCTGACTGACCGGCAAGAGTATTGATTGCGCCTCTTGGATCAAGAGCTTGCGCACTTTCAAAAATACCCCTAGTTGCATCAAACCCTCTTAATTGGTCTGGATTAAAACCAGCTACCCTAGCACCCGTGTAGGGTACGAATGGTTGCGATGCGATACTTTTAGACGTATCGTATAAATCTTGAAACATCGCCATTTGTGCTGGATCAACTGCGCTTGATGATACTGTTTTACCTTTACTCATATTTCCTTCCTAATCATGTACTCTTGAACAAAGCCAAGAGGTTTCAATTTTCTTAACCATCCTTTACGACCACCGCCATAAAGTCTTTTACATCCAAAGTGTTTTGCAAACTGTTCAATACTAGGAAGCATTGATTGTAGTTCTTCATAGTCACCGCCACAAAATAATAAGTTAATGGCGCTTAACCGAGGGTACTTGATAATCTCTGTTATCATAGCTGATTTTTCGCCAGTCCATAAGTGAAAAACCCCTTTTTTTATACCTTCTTCTACGTCTTTTATATTATAGCAGTCTGTATGACTTAATGCCTCTTTAATCAGAGGCTTGGCAAACTGCCATCGAGTAACCCATTCTTCCTCAGACTGTGCTGGCGGTGCTGAGATTTCCTGAGTTGTCGACACTAACCTTATACTTTGTTCCATCTGGACTTACCAATACTAATTGCGTTTGATCTCCACCATTGACTTCTATTCGTTCACCTTTGTTAAAAGTCAACCCCGATTGATACTCTAATTCTGACACTAAATAATTCTGGTACTGCGGATCATATTCCGTACTTGGTCTAGTAAACGTCTTTCTTGCCATTACCTTTTACCTCGGTTGGTTACATCCAAGCGTACTGTACCTAATTCAAAGTTTTGCGTTGTGTCACCCGTAACTGTCATTTGAATTTGCCTGGCGCTAAATCGAGCATCGGTATAACCGTCAGCAGCATCGAATGAGAATGAACCAAAATCTGTTTCTGGGCCAAGCGGTGTAAAGCGACCTTTAAAACTTAAGGTAACTCCTGGTAGTGTACCCGCTTCTGAATCAGGAATGATTTGATTGCATTGCACATAACGATCACCATTGCCAATCTCTATCGGCCCTGATTGCGCAAACGGCACAGACGTTCCCAAGTTAGGTGAATTGTTTAACGTAGTGCTTTCATGCTGATAAACAAAACCATCATTATCACAAGCGATAGGATAATCAAATACCCCTTGATCCACCCAGCAACCTCGATCCATTGAACCAACTGACCACACATTGTCACCATAATTCCAGATCACATATTTATTTGGTTTTAAACTATCGGTTGACGGGAAGAACCAGATAATTTCATTAAAGTTTGAGTTGTGACCACCCGCGATTGTTTTGCGGTAACTGTAATTCATGTCATCAAAAATATAATCATGTACTTCGCAAGGTATTTCTTTTACCGAGCCGTCAAATACAAAGAAACTGTTCTCTCCCATCCATGCCAAGAAATTACCAGCACTAACAATAGAGCGCGTAGAAATCGCTTTACAGTTTGTACCCGCATCTTGAATACCATAAATAAATGGTTGCCCCGTGTAATACATGCGGGCAATGCCGGTATCAGTAAATAAAATAATATCAGTTTGCCATTTACTCGCGCCAATCACTCTACCGCCAGTTGGCACTTGCAAGTCACCAGCCGTATTAGTAGATGCTGCTGTCCAAGTAGTTAATGCCTCTCTTGATGACCACGCTATTTTTCTTGGATCACCACCTGAGCCAATCGCTACAACATGTCTCTCGTTGGTAACTATGACGCCTAAGTTTCCGGTCGGTGCGTTAGTAATTGCTGTACCCGCAGCATCAGGGGTGTTTGTACCACCGCCATGTGGTCTCCATTGATATATTTTTCCATCAGATGCAGAGCAGAATATTAAAAACTCACCAAAGTTATCAAATGAAAATGAGGTAGTATTAAACAGTAATCCTGACTGTGATCGAGCATCGCCATAATCTTCTACATTGTAATGATACGCACCAAATCCAAGCGGATCGTTTGATGCGTCTGTTACAAAACCAGATGGGGTGATGTCATACCAGATATTGCGAGTTAAGACGTAGACTTTTTGGCGAGTGCCAACGGCAAGTATTGGGTTACCAGCGTTATCGCTATAAGTGTACATCGCGGTTGGTACACCCGTTAAGGCTGCTGGTTTTAGTTTTTCCCAACCGCCAATAGGCCGTAAGTTGCCGTTCTGAAAACGAACTAAATCACCATCAGTCCAACGACCTTTCTTTGAGTACGCAGTTCCGTTAGTGACAATACCCGGAACTGGTGTAATTGGTAATAAAGCCATTCACTTCCCTAACCTATTATTTTTTGTACTGATGTCGGTGTTACTTGTTCAGCTATTTGCATATCTAAAGATGTTTTTAATTCTGTAACTGTATCTGCACCTAACGCTGCTTCAACCCAGCTTTGTACGTTTGCTTTTGAGACACTAGCAAAAGCTGTAAAACTTGATAGGTCAGAAGTATCTAAACTTTCAGAGCCGTAACTTGTAGCAGTTTGATAAGCACCTTCTGAGTCTTTGTTAGTATCATCCGTACCTGTTAGTCTCCAATGTACGTTATAAATTACGTCTGCCTTACTATCTTTTGTTGGGTAAGTATCTACTGTTGAGACATCCCATGTGTATGCTATTGCCATTCTATGCGTCCTCTAGTGTTTGTACTTTAGCTTCTAGTGTTTCAATTCTGGTCATAGCTTCTTGTAGAGCTTTTATTGCTTTCATATACAGTATAGAGTATTTAACCTCTTTAACTTTTTGACCATCTAAATCTGAGTTATAAGCTATTTGATATTCGTCAGCATCGCTTTCTTGAACAAGCCCATTCATTCCAGAGGTTTCTAATTCTTGAGATATAACACCTATTCTAAAACCTTTTTCAGCTTCCATACCATATTTAAACTTACGAACCTTAACTGCTTTTATATCTGCCCATTGTGATGAGGCATCAGCTATATCTGTTTTAAGCCGTTGATCTGAAATAGCACCATACGAGTTGTTTACATTAGATGCGTTTCCGTTTGCTATAATTTTAAATCTAGTAGAATGTCCAGTCATATCAGCTTTGAACATATTGTACTCGTCATCTGCAACTCTAGGGCATTGCACTTTTAAAATTGTGTTTGCATAACTAGAGCTACTCGCTTCTATTCCAGCCACAACTTCACTTGTAGCAGAATTTGAAACGGATAATTTACCTAGATCACTGGTCGTGCCTATGTGTACGACTCCAGACGAACCTATGCGGAGTCTTTCACTTCCAGCAGTTTCCATTTTAATAAAGCCATCAGGATCAACCTCAATGTCCTCATTACCATCATGGGTTTGCATTTGAACAGGTGCAGATGCACTTTTTCCTTTCATCATAAACGCACCGCCATGTATTCTTAGTGCGCCGACATCTGTTCCACTATTATCTTCCAATAAGACCACATCTTCTTCGTCTGAGGCAGCCATTATTTGAAGTCTTGTTGTTGGACTCGCAGTTGCTATACCCACGTTGCCGCCCGCTGACATATCAATATACATTGGTGTAATAAAAGATGAGCCATCAATACCTTGAAAAACTAAATCTCCATCAGCAACGATGGACTGTATAACTGCATTGTTTCCATCTTTTTTTATTGTAGCGTAGGTTGTACCGCCATCTATAAATCTAACTTCACCCGCATCATCAGCATCTAATTGTATATTACCCGCTACATCTATCGTCATATCTCCTGAAGCATTAGCGATATTACCTGTAACAGTTACACCTGTATTACTTGTTTGAATTTTTGTAGCGTTGTTATAATTTAATGCAACATAACTGTCTGTTGGCATATCAATAAAAGTTTCATCACCAGCAGCGTTCATTATCTTAACGCTATCGCCTTGAATTAATAGATTTCCAGTACCGCCATCTTTGATAATACTATGTGATCCAGAATGATATATTTCTAAATCATCGCCAGTTCCAAAGATAGCTTTGGCGCTATCATCAAAGTTTGCTGATGCAAATTTAACATTAACGGCTGTACCAGTAGCACTAAATATCGCATCTATTGTATCGAGATCAGTATTTATTTTTGTACCCCAGGTATCGGTACTTGCCCCTACTTCTGGTTTGGTCAAACTTAAATTAGTAGTTGTTGTATCTGCCATAATTCTTTCCTATGTTATGCTGCTTCTGACCAAGACGTTGACGGATCGGATTGGTCTGTCCAAGTTGTTGTGGTTACTGTTTGATCCGTATAATTGGTTGTCGTTACAGTATCATCTTCCCATTTTAAGCTACCAATCGCGGAAACACTAGATGTTTGTGCGATAGTTGCCTCACCAAAATATTTTATACCACCTAGCGCAGTAAAACCACTTATCTGCTCAATGGTCGCTGATCCTGATGCAATAATTTCTGGTGTAGCGGTAAACGCTGACGTTTGTGCTAGTGTTGCTACACCTAATTTAACCAGTCTGCCCGATGCAGTCATCGCGCTTGTTTGTGCTATGGTAGCTTCACCATCCAAGACAATAACGGCTGTTGCGCTTAACCCAGAAGTTTGTGCAAGCGTG